ATTGAGGAGTCTTTTGAAAGAATTGGAAGACAAGTTAGAACTGGTTATGATTTAAAGTCAGCTAGAAGAAGTTTAAATCTGTTGTTATCTGAATGGGGTAATAGAGGTGTTCATCTTTGGAAAGTCGTTAATCACACACAAAACCTCGTAGCAGGATCAACCACATACACTGCTCCAGCAGATACAAGTGATGTATTGGAAGCAGTTTTTAGAAATGGTAGCACAGACACTACCATGACAAAAGTTTCAAGATCGGAGTATCAAGCAATACCAAACAAATCTTCGCAAGGAACTCCAACGCAATATTATGTTAGAAGAAATTTAGCTAATGTTGAAATTAATTTATACTTAACTCCAAACACAACTGACACTCAAATAAATTATTTTTATCTAGCAAGAATAGAGGATGCAGGGGCATACACAAAAACACCCGATGCACCATACAGATTTTTACCTTGCATGGTTTCTGGCCTATCTTTTTATTTAGCACAGAAACACAATCCAGGCAGAGTTCAAGAAATGAAACTATATTATGAAGACGAATTACAAAGAGCCTTAACAGAAGATGGTCAAAGAACATCAGTTCACCTAGTGCCACAAAACTTTTTTAGGACTTAAAAATGGCTTTTGCAGTTGGAAAAGAATCGCAAGCAATCTGTGATAGATGTGGCTTTCAATATTATTATTTAGATTTAAAAAAAGAGTGGAATGGACTGTTTGTTTGTCCTGAATGCTACGAACCTAAACATCCGCAACTAGATCCTCCGTATTCAAAACCTGATCCTGAAGCGTTACAAAATCCTAGACCAGATAGACTAGAACCAACTATTGTTTTTGCTGGTGCACCTGGAGACTCTGCTTTTACATCTGATGGGATGACACCCTCGACAATAAGCAGGGAGTTGCTTATTGATGCAACTCTTGGTACAGTGACCGTGGAGATATCATGAATTATTCTGAATTATTAGATAATGTAAGAAACTATACAGAGGTTACATCTGATGTTTTAACAAATACAGTTATAAATGTTTTTATTACAAATACAGAAAATAAAATTTCAAGAGAGGTTGATAGTGATGACCAAAGAAGATATGCAACAACAACCTTTGAAGCCAACAACGCTTTTTTAGATGTCAGTGGTCCTGAGGGGGGATTTAAATTTGCTAGAGGATTACAGTTAGTTGAGACTGACGGAACTAGAACTTGGTTACAACAAAGAGATACAACTTTCATAGATGAATATATTCCAGAAAGATCAACTACTGATACAAACTTTACAGGAAAGCCAAAGTATTGGGCTAACTGGGATGCAACACAATTAGTGGTGGCTCCTACTCCAAACGCAGCTTACACAGTAGAAATGTGGTACAACGAAACTCCACAAAGATTAGGAAACGGTTCTGGATCCACAACGACTACAACATTTTTATCCAACAATGCCTCGGAGGTATTGTTGTATGGAACGCTGTCTGAAGCATTTTCATACTTGAAAAATGACAAAGATATGCAATTATACACACAGAAGTTCCAACAAGCTCTTCAGCTTTTTGCACAAGAGCAGATGGGACGTAAACGTAGGGATGAGTACAGTGATGGTGTATTACGACTCCCCCTAAGATCAGTAGACCCAGGAGGTAGTTAAAAATGGCAATAAACCAAGCAGTCTGTGCTTCCTTTAAACAGGAGTTATTGGCAGGGGATCACGATATTGATAATGATACAATCAATCTTGCTCTGTACACAAGCTCTGCAACATTAAACGGAAACACTACAGCGTTTTCAGCAACAAACGAAGTTGGAAACTCAGGAACATATACTAGCGGTGGAGCAACTTTAACAAGTGCAACCATTGGCTTAACCAAAACAAGCGCAACAGCATCAACAGCATTTGTTGACTTTGCAAACGTAAGTTTTACTTCAGCAACAATTTCTGCTCAAGCAGCTTTGATCTATAATAGATCATCATCAAATACAAATGCAGCTATTGCAGTTTTAGATTTTGGTAGTGTAAAGACATCAACAAACGGTACATTCACAATCGCATTCCCAACTAACGATGCTTCAAGTGCTATATTAAGATTATCTTAATATAGGAGGTCATTACCATGGCAGATGCTTGGAATGAGGGCACGTGGGGACAAGGCTTTTGGGGTCAACAGAGTTCTGTCACTGTAACCCTTACAGGTGTTTCGTCAACAACAGCGTTAGGTACAGCGTCAGCGACTGCTGATGTTTCTGTACCGCCTTCTCCAGTTACACTTACATCCACTTTAGGAACTCCTACTGCCGAACCTGAACATGTAGTATCACCTACTGGTGTTTCTTTTGAAACACAATTATCTGGTGCATTAGCTATTGAAGAGGGGGCAGGGGTTGTTTTAGGTAGTTTAACAGTTTCTTTTGCAGTAGGCGATGAATCAGGATCAGGAACTGTAGATGCAGGATGGGGTAGAGGATCGTGGGGATCTTTTGCTTGGAACGAGAATATAGAATTTATCACTAATGTAAGTGGACTTTCAATGTCCACATCTTTAGGAACAACAACTCAATCAGTCGGAACAGGTGTTATAGTTTCTGCAACTGGTCTATCAATGACCTCAGCAGCAGGGACATTAGAAGTTTCAGAGGCAACTGCTCTAGTAAACCCAACAGCACTTACAATAGGTGCAGCATTATCTGGAGTAACAGTTTCAGGAGAAGGTAGTGTTGGAGTAATAGCTCCTTCAGATCAATTAGATTTTAATATTGGCGCAGTCACGATTGATATTTTCACACAGGTAGATCCTGTGGGTGTTTCTGCTACCACATCACTTGGAACTGCTGTGGCTCAGGCCGATGCAGTTGTAACTCTTGGTAGTTTATCAAGTAGTTTTGCGTTAGGCACAGAAACAGTAGAAACAGGAACAGGGGTAATAGTTAGTGTTTCAACAGTAGCATTAACTTTTGCTGAAGGCACAGAAACAGCAACAGGTGGAGCTGTGGTTGATCTTACAGGGTTGAGTATGGCAACTGCTCTAGGCGATTCATTTAGCACCCCTTGGGCTAATGTGGTTACAGGGGCAAGTAATACTTGGACAGAGGTAAACGCAGCATAAAAAGTGTTGCTTGGATAATAAAAAAAGATATATTTTAGAGAGGTATAAACATGGCAAGTACATTTACATCTAGATTCAAACTCGAAAAAATGGAGACTGGCGCAAACGCCAATACTTGGGGTAATAGAACTAACAATAATTTAGACGTAGTTGACGCTTTTGGTGGAGGATATCTATCAAAATCCGTTGCTGGTTCGGCAGATATTACGCTCACTACAGCCGACGCTGACCCAAGCACTGAGTCCGCTAATAAAGTTATTGAGTTAACCGGTGCACTTACAGGTGACATTAAAGTATTAGTGCCTGCTGTTGAAGGTGAATATATTTTCTTCAATAACACAACAGGTTCACAAACTTTAACCATCGCTGCTACAGGCCATACAGCAAACGGTATTGAGATAGCACAAGGTGCATACTCACATGTTTATAATGACGGTTCTGCTAATTTTAAAATGTTTAATGCAGTTGACAAATTAGGTGCAACAACTTTTAAAGGGGATGTAACAGGCGGGGACGGCAACATTATTTTAAGAACCAATGGTGCAGTTACTGCAACCACATTTATAGGTAGTGGTGCAAATCTTACTGGCGTTGAACCTTTCCCTTCAGGGACTAAACAAGTTTTTTATCAAGCATCTGCGCCTACAGGTTGGACGCAAGACACAACAGCGGCACTTAATGAAGCTGTTATGTCAGTTGTAACAGGATCAGGTGGAGGAACTGGTGGTTCTACTGCTTACTTTTCATCTTTCTTAGCAACCACTAATAAGACAGCAACTGAAAGTGGCGCTTCTGTTTCAGGTTCTGTTTCAGGAACAGTTGGCAATCACACATTGTCAACACCACAGATTGCCTCTCATAGTCATTCAATAACTGCAGCTAGACCTGAAAATGCTCCTCCAAATCCAGCCACTCTTTCATATACTTGTAACTATTCTCAAACTACTCCTGTTAACACCGGTAGTGCTGGGGGAGGTGGAACTCACTCGCACCCGTTTAGTGGCACCTTAACAAGTGCATCTGTAGATGTATCAGCTACCGTTCCTGCAGCAAACGTTAAATACGCAAACGTAATCATAGCCGCTAAAGACTAGTGCCGATATTTGACCCTGATGGGACGTGCCCTCTTCTTAAAAAAAAGTGCATAAAACATAGATGTCTTTGGTACAATATGCTTCAAGGAAAGCACCCACAAACAGGATTAGATGTTCAAGAGTGGGGATGTTCTATTGCTTGGCTTCCTTTACTTTTAGTAGAAAATTCATCAAAAATGACAGGAGTTCAAGCTGCCACAGAATCTTTTAGAAATGAGATGGTAAAGGGACAAAACGTAATGAATAATATTTTAGCTGCTAATCCAACAACTAGACAAGAAATGAAAAATATTGGTAGCATTTTTCAAAAAATAGGCGATCATCAGAGGGCTTTAGAAAACAAAGATTCTAATTCAGAGGACGAAACTATTAGACAACTAAGCAATAATAAGGTAAAAGTTAAGAAGAAGCCTAAAAAGGCAACGACTAAAAAGGTGAAAAAAAATGGCAACAACCGTAAATAATACAACAGTTCAAAGTAGGATAACAATAATTTTTGATGCTACTGGCCCCTTAGATGGAAATGGTCCTGCAAAAGGCACAGGTAATACTGAGTCAGATATTTATTTAGATAATACTAAATATTTTAATATTCGATCTCACACAGAAATAGATTCTACAATACATGCTTTACAATGGGATGCGAACACAAACACAGGTCACATTGAATATACGGATAATAGAGATAATGATTCTATATCTTCTTTACCACAATGGGCCACTAATGTTGTTATTAGATGCGAAGCTCAAAATTCTTGGACATCCACTTATAATTCAACTTATACTTCAACTTATAATTCTCATTCAGATGCAGGAGCAGAAGATGATTCAGCAGCAGTGACTGCTGCAACCACAGCTGCAGAATCAGCAGCAGATTCAGCTAGAACAGATTATTTAGCTGCACACAGTATTACTTACTAAGTAATTTGTGTATAAATAAATGAAAGAATATATTTTAGAAATCAAAAAAATAATACCTCAAACTTTTTGTAAAAAAATAATTAGTTATTTTGATCATGATTATAATGACGCTGGAACTATGGGTAGTGGTGTCAACAAAGATATTAGAAATTGTTTAACGAGATCATTATTACAAACAAATTCTTTTGGAGAAAAAATTTGTTTAAATGCGATAAAAGAAAAAATATTTCAGTGTGTAGATCATTACAAAAAAAATCATGCTATTGATATAAAAAAAATTTCACAACTAGACCTTCTTAGATACGATGCCAATGAATACAAAGCAGGATATACTTTTCATGAAGACTTTGGGCTAAACTGTAGTGAAAGACATTTGTCTATTTCTATTTGTCTAAACAATGAGTATGAAGGAGGGGAGTTTGTTTTTGACATACCAAGCGGACATCATACTGTTCCACAAAATGTTGGAGATGCTGTAGTTTTTCCTTCTAATTTTATGTTTCCCCATCAAGTCAACAAAGTTACAAAAGGCACAAGATATGCCTTAATAGGTTGGGTGATATAATGCAACCAATTCTAATAAAAGAGTTCTTACCAAAACAAATTTTGGATCTTGTTTATTCTTATACTATTCTTAAATTCTCAGATCAAAAAAAATTTAATTATGATACTCAAAGTAGCTCCATAGTGGGTGAGGTCTCTGACTATTTAATGGAAACACTATTAGTCACAAGCACTCCTGTAATAGAACAAAATGTTAATAAAAAATTATGGCCAACATATTCTTATTTTAGAATTTATGACAAAGGATCAGATTTAAAAATTCATAAAGATAGACCATCTTGCGAATATACCGTTGCTCTTTGTTTGGGTGCAGATCCTGTTGATAAGCCTTATGAAATATTTATTGGTGAACAAGATGAAGGATCAGACTATAAATATTATGATAGAGATGGAAACTATAATAGATATAAAATTGAACATAAATTTTCTATGTTACCTAACAACGCCTTAATTTTTAAAGGCATGGAAAAAAATCATTGGAGAGAGATATGTAATCACGATTACTTTATGACAGTTTTTTTTCATTATGTGGATCAGGAGGGCCCATATAAAGAATGGAAATTCGATAAAAGGGAGATGTTAGGGAATAAAGATAAATATCCCAAATGACAAAGTCTCAGGATCTTTACATTTTACTGGGAGGTATAGGAAAAAATATTTGTTTTACAAGTTGTATCAATCATTTAGGTAAAATAAATATTATGAGCCCATGGCCAAAAGTTTTTAAAAATCACCCTAATGTAAATTTTAGTTATAATCTTGAATTTAATCCAATAATAGATAATACAAATTTTTTAAATAAATTTAGTAATGTCATTTTAGTTGAACCTTATGATCCTTATTTTCTTAAAAACAAAATTCATTTAATTAAAAATTTTAGAAGATTATGTGATGTAAATTCAGAAGAAGATATTTATAATGAAATTTATTTTACAGAACAAGAAGAAGATGAGATACAAAATATTGTTTCTACTTTAGAAGATTATGTGTTAGTTCAATTTATAGGTAGTGATGAAGGCCAATGTGAAACAGATTTTGTAGGAACAAGAGGATTAATAAAAAAACAAGCACAAAAAATAGTTGATATTTTGAATTTTGATTTAAAACTTAATGTATTAAATGTTTTTTCAACAGATGATTTATTATCTAATACAGCTAAGATAAAAAAAACAAAACTTGATTATATGAATTACGCACATCTTTTAAAATATGCTAAAGGTTTTATTGGAATTGACAGTAGCTTAAATCATATGTCTGCTAATAAATTTTGTGACACAAAAGGTGTGGTACTATGGAATGACGAAAACGTTATTGAAAGATTTTCGTACAGTAAAAATATTAATCTAATTACTAATACTCCTCGTGTGATGCGCTTTGATGTAAATAATATCATAGATAATTTTAACAAAATTGCGTCATAAAATGTTTGAGTCGAAAGAATTACAAAATAATAATACAGAAATCTCTGAGGTTAATTGGTTCCCAACGACTGTATATTACACCAGATTAGATGATGCATTTATTGACAAAATTGAAAACAAAGTAATGAATGACAAAGGTAAGCACTATGAAAAAATTGAAGCTTTTTCAAAATGGTTGTCTGAAACACAATATGACGAAATAAAAGAATTGTCGAAACATATATGTTCTGTAATTTTACCACAAATAGGACAAAGACAGAATTGGAAATATAATAACTGGACAGTGAAAGAGTCTTGGTTAAATCACTATGAAAAAGATGATTGGGGCTGTATGCATCAACACTTAGACGCTGATTATGCGGCTATACTAATTATAAAGCCAGGAGAGGGTAATTTAATATTTTCAAGATCAGAATTTGTTAGAAAAGAAACTAAGGAATATGAGTCCATACATAATGAAATTATTAATGAAGCAAAGGGAACACTAATTTTATTTCCGCCATATCTTTATCACGGTATAACTAAATGTAATAAAGAACGTATTACTTGGGCATTTAATTTAAAAAATTCTAAATGATTGAAAACCTACAAAAAATTACGATAGATAATAATATATTTTTAAGAAAGTTTAATGTGCTTAGCACTGAAGATCGATTATTAATAAAAAAAAATATCGATTGGGAATTAACTAATAAGCCAAATTTAGTTAATTTAGACCATCCACATCAAACTGACCCAGATATTTTTTTTAAGTATCAACACACAAAACATTGGCAAACTCTTCATAAGGCTTTTTCAGAAGTTGCAGGGAATTTATTACTAAAGACTACTTGGGCAAATTTATCCAATGAAGACAATTGTTATGATTGGCATGAACATGAAAGTGCTAAACTTACTTGTGTTTATTATCTTATTAGTCCTCTGCCAGAGTACGGAACAAGACTTACAAACGGTATCAACTTAGAGGCAACAGAAAATTCTATTTTATTTTTTGAGGGAAAAATATCCCACTCCGTAACAAACATGCCTCCAGTATTAGCTAAATTTAATCATAGATATTCTATCGTTTTTGATTATGTTGAGATGGAAAATAAAAATGGAACTTAGACAAATCTTTGACACCGACTTACTTTTGCACCTAGAAAATGTTGTTTTTCATTCTGGTGTTACATGGTGTTTTAACTCCTCTGGAAGTCATTATGACGAAAATATAGGAGGAAAATTTGAATGTTTCGCATGTCCGTTTTACAACTTAGAAAATCATTTTGACAGGTACAAAGAGATAGAGGATGCTTGTATAAAGATGCATGAAGAAAGAAATACTAAATGGAGCAAAGAACATTCTAAGTTATTACTATATCCGTCAAGCTATGATGGTATTATGCATATAGATAATGATTCAAAAACACCAAAAATAACAACAATAACTTTTTTAAATTCTGATTGGAAACATACCTGGGGTGGTGAAATACTTTGTTATAGTGATGATTACAAAGTTGTTGTGGGTGGAGTAACCCCTCAATTCGGTAAGACCTTTTTATTTAATGGATGTATGCCACATAGAGCCTTAGCTCCAATAAGATTATCGTCTTTATTAAGAGCAGTTTTAGTTACAAAGGAGAAATAATGATAAAACCAGAAGAATTAAGAGATAAAAATTTTAAAATATTTTTAGGCATGCCTATGTATGGTGGTTTATTAACTGAGCCAACAATGCATGGTTTATTAGAATTACAGAGTTGGTCGGCTCAAGCAGGGGTTAATTTAAGGTTTCAATCAATGGGAAATGAAAGTTTAATAACGAGAGCTAGAAATACTTTAGTTTCTATGATGATGGATCAAACTGACTATGCAGCAACGCACTTACTATTTATAGACGCAGACATAGGATTTCAATGGCAAAACATTGAGAGGCTAATATGTGCGGACAAAGATGTGGTCTGCGGTGTTTATCCAAGAAAACATTTACACTTAGAAAAAATAAAAGGCATTTTAGAAGAAGAACCAAATATATCCCCCGATGATTTAGAGGCAAAATGTTTAGGCTATAATGTAAACTTTGATGATCCTAAAAATGTTTCGGGAGAGCAGGGATATTTTAGAGTTAATGAAGCAGCTACAGGAATGATGTTGGTTAAAAGAGAGGTCTTTAGAACAATGTTTAAAAAATTTCCAGAGAGAAAGTATGAAACAGATCAGATAGTAAATGGCAAACATTATAGATCAGATAATTGCTATGATTTATTTGCTGTTGGGCCGTACATGACTGCTGGGCAGAAAAGATATCTTTCAGAAGATTATTATTTTAGTAGGTTATGGCAAGAATGTGGTGGTGAAATATGGGCAGACTTGGCTATGCCTCTAACTCATTTTGGAAATAGAGCATATAAAGGACATGTAGCGTCTTTAGTTGCTAAAAAAGACTAATTTATATATATTGCTACCATGCCCCTAGTAAATTTTAGACCAGCACCTGGTATAAATAAAGAAGTTACCGACTATACAGGACAAGGAAAATGGACTGATGGAGATATGGTGCGCTTTTTTCAAGGATCTGCTCAAAAAATTAAAGGATGGCAAAGATTTATAACCACCACTTTAGTTGGTGTTGCTAGAGATATGCATGCTTGGGTGGCTCTTGATGGCACCAGATACAATGCCATAGGGACAGATAGAAAATTATATCTTTATGCAGAGGGAGTTGCGTATGATATCACTCCCCTTAGAAAAACAACATCCTCTTTATCTAACCCTTTTACAACTAATGCAACTACATCAGTAGTGGTCACAGACACATCTCATGGCGCTGTCCAAGGAGATTTTGTGACCTTTGATTCTTTCTCCACCATAGATGGTTTAGATATGAACAAGGAGTTTGAGATAACATCTGTTGCAAATAATAACGCTTATATAGTAACGACAACGGCTGCTGCATCTGGATCCACATCAGGTGGAGGCGGAACAGGTAATGCAAAATATCAAATTAATATTGGTCCAGAATTATCAACTCCAGCTTTTGGTTGGGGAACAGACACTTGGGGTTCAGGAACATGGGGAACTGCTTCAAGTAGTTCTAATGTGACTTTAGAGGCAAGACAATGGTCCCTTGATAACTTTGGACAACTGTTAATTGCAACTGTGTTAAATGGTGGTGCTTTTGAATGGAATCCTAATAGTGGAGTAACAACTAGAGCTACTGCAATAACTAACGCACCAACTAAATCAAGATTAGGTTTAGTATCTACTCCAGATAGACATGTTTTATTCATGGGCACACAACCTGAAATCGGTGGCACTAATGCTCAAGATGATTTGTTAATAAGATTTTCTAATCAAGAAGATAGAAACACATACCAACCAACGGCAGAGAATACCGCTGGCTCACTGCGTATTGCCGACGGATCACGGATCGTGGCAGCTGAAAGATCAAGAGGACAAATACTTGTTTGGACAGATACCTCTTTACACAGTTTACAATTTATAGGACCACCATTTACTTTTGGTCTAAGACAACTAGGTCAAAACTGTGGGATTATAGGAAGTCATGCGGGTGTTGATATTAACGGTGTAAGTTATTGGATGTCTCAAGATTCCTTTTTCTTATTTGATGGTTCAGTTAAAAAATTACCTTGCACTGTAGAACAATTTATTTTTAACAATATTAATATAACAGGATCAGAGAATGCTTTTGCTGGTCACAATGGTGAGTTTAATGAGATTATGTGGTTTTACCCTAGAACAGGTTCAGATCAAATAAATGCAATAGTTGCTTACAATTATTTAGAGGGCACTTGGTGGACTGGTACTCTATCTAGAACTACTTGGATTGATAGAGAAGTGTATGATAATCCGATAGCAACAGAATATAATGCAACAGCGACTGCAAACAATGAAGTTATAAGTGGACTTACAGATGGAGCGTCTTCAGTTTTCTTACATGAGATCGGTAACAATGGTGACGGTCAGGCTATTACTGCCTTTGTTAAATCTGGTGTAGTGCAGATAGGAGAGGGTAATGAGTTTTCTTTTGTTTCAAAACTAATACCTGATATTGAAGATCAGGAGGGTACATTAAATGCTAAATTAGAATTTAAAAATTATCCTAATAATAGCACCGCAGTCACTAAAACAGTTTCTTTTCAAGACAACACAGATTTTGTTAGTCTTCGTGGTAGAGGTAGAGAGTTTACAGTAAACGTGGTTTCTAACACGACTGGCACTGCATGGAGACTAGGCACACAAAGATTTGACATACAACCTGATGGTAGAAGATAATGGCTAAATTAACATTACAAAGATTTCCAGATGCTAGAGAAGAGTACGATGCTCAACAACAAGCAGAGTTAATAAGAGTTTTAGAAGCAATAATTCAACAACTCAATAGTTCTTATACTCAAGATACACAAGAAGAATCTACTAGAAGGAGCTGGTTTTTTTCCAATGGCTGATGTATTTAAAAGATTTATAACTAATGTAACAACAACAGATTTAACAACAGTGTTTACGGTGCCAACAGCTAACGTGGCGGCAACACCACCAACACCTGTTTCAACATTCATAGTAAAAACTATTAATGTTCATAACTACGATGGGTCAGCAGCAGTAACTGTAAATGTTGATCACAATAATGGTAGTGCAGACTTTCAAATATTTCAGGTTGATGTTTCTGCATCTAACACCAATACAATAAGCACTAGCATGGTCTATCAAGAAGGCGATGCTTTGAAAGTACAAGCAAATGCCGCTTCAAGAGCCATGGTTGAGGTTTCGGTATTGGAGGTAAAACAACAACAATAATGTATCTAATAGCAAATGTTCCACAAGAGATTACAGATAAAATTGATGAAGTCATAAAAGGCAAAAATTTAGAACCTGCTAATATGGATTTAGCAGGAAATATTAAAAATGAGTTTTTAATACCAGAGGGTAAACAATATGTTTATCCTATAATTTTTGCTTTAATTAATGAACACAAAAAAAAGTACCCACAATATTTTAAAAAAATATGTGGTTATATGAACAGGAAAGAAGTAGATCTTAAACTACATTCTTTATGGGTAAACTTTCAAAAAAAACACGAGTTTAATCCAGTGCACGTGCACGAAGGATTATTTAGCTTTGTTTTTTGGCACAAAATTCCTTATAAAATGAGTGATGAAATTGCTAGATATCCAAACATGAAACCGGATCAAGTAAAAGCAGGTCATTTTGCTTTTTTACAAACAAATGAAATGGGTAGAATACAGTCAATAGATTTACCTGTAGATAATAGTTGGGAGGGTAAAGTGGCTCTTTTCCCAGCGGACTTAAATCATGTGGTATATCCTTTTTTTACATCAGATGATGTAAGAATTACTGTTTCTGGTAACGTAGGTTTCCCCTCATAAATCTATTGATTTAGTATCTTTTCGTCTATAGAACTATATTATGGCGAAAATTATAGATGAACCCGTTCTATTACGTCATGACATAATAGACGGTAAAGAAGTCCCTGTATATAGTGCTAAAGTAGAAACAACAGTTACTAACATTAAGACAGGGCAAGAGTATAATTCACATGAGGAGTGTCAGGCAGATATTGACAATCCAGAAACAGAAACAACAGAGGCGGACATTAGAAGAGATGTCAATGTAATAGCACCTAACTTGTTTAGTGGTGCAGCTACAGGCGAGGAGTAAAATGTTTAAAAAGATTCTACCCGCAGTAACAGGAGCGATAGGTTTTGCAGTTGCAGGGCCAGTTGGTGCTTCTATTGGTGCAGGTTTAGGATCAGCGATTAGAGGAGACAATCCCGCAAACATAGCCACATCAGCATTGATGGGTTATGGTTTAGGAAGTTTTGCTACGAGCGCAGGTTTGTTTGGAACAGCCGCACCAGCATCACAGTTTGGAAGCACGCCAGTCCCTAGCGCTATCAAAGAAGCTACAACAGCTTCTGAATTAAAAGCGGCCTTAGGAGGAGATCCTTCTACTTTTGCTGGTAAGTCTGCAAGAGAGTTATTGGGTAAACCTAGTGTTTTTCAATCAGGACTGGAAAGTCTTAGAGGCATGAGTGGATTAGCAAAAGGTGCGTTAGGCTTAGGTGCTATCGGTGCATTAAGTTCTCTTGATAAAGAGGAGGAAGGAGGAATGGCTATACCTGATGCAGTAGAGGCGGGCAGTATCGCTCCTTTAGACGCTACTCAACCAGGGGTAAGTTATTTCGATCCCGCAACAGGAGCGTATGGTGCAGCAGCACCAACATATAGAAGTTTAAAAGACGGAGGTTTTCCTAGAAAGACAGGACAGATCTCTGGCCCCGGAACAGAAAAATCAGATGACATCCCTGCCATGTTAAGTGATGGTGAGTTTGTCATGACTGCAAGAGCAGTAAGAGGTTTAGGTGCATTGAATGGTGCAAAAAAAGGTGATAAGTTAGAACAGCGTCGTAGGGGTGCAAAACAAATGTACGACATGATGGATAAATTTGAAAGCAAGGTAGCATAATGGTAGATCAAGTTTTAATGCAAAGACAAGCACCGTTCATAGAAGATAGAGCGGAGCAGTTATTAGCAACCACTTTTGGTATTCCCATAGCGCCCGGAGAAATGGTTCCAGCTAAATTGCCAAACGAAACTGATGAGGAATATTTATTAAGAATTAGAGGACTAGCAGGTGTGCCTCAGACTGTCCCCGCTCAACAGATTGCACCTTTAACTCAAGCACAAGAAACGGCAGTCGCAAAAGCGCAAGAGGGTTTAGGTGCTTATCAACCATTTTTAGATGCCGCATCGACAACAGTTGGTGCAGGACTAGGTGCCATCGGTGCAGGAGTTCAAACACTAGATCCATCTCAGATATCTACATTTATGAATCCCTTTTCTCAACAAGTTACACAACAAGCGTTGGCTGAACTTGATAGACAGGCAGCCATTCAAGGACAACGAACCGCTGCCGAAGCCGTAGCAGCAGGAGCTTTTGGTGGTTCGAGATTCGGTGTTCGTGAAGCAGAAGAAGCTAGAAACTTAGCACAGGTAAAATCGCAAAGAATTTTTGAAGATCTATCACGAAACTTTTTACAAGCACAACAGGCACAACAAAGAACTGCACAACAATTAGGACAACTTGGAGTGCAAACATTACAAGCAGGTCAAGCACAAGTTGGATTGGGAGAGGCAGGACAAAGATTAAGTGGAGTTGACATTAACAGATTATTAAGTGTTGGTGGAGTTCAACAACAACAACAACAAAATATTTTAGAAGCCGCTAGAAGAACGGAACTAGCCAGACAACAAGAACCTTTTAGAAGAGTAGGATTTGCATCTGATGTTTTACGAGGAGTGCCTTCTTCACAAGTTCAGTTTACACAACAACCTGCTCCGTCTTTATTCCAACAAGTTGCAGGTTTAGGTATTGCAGGTCTTAGCACCTTGGGTGCCTTAGGAGGAACGGGCGGTATTAGCTCGTTACTAGTATAATGGCTATTTTAGACAGACCCCTTTTTCAACGACGATTGACCAAGGACCAACTACGTGCCTATGGTATTCCTGCATTTGCTAATGGCGGTGTAGTGCAGAAGTTTGCACCAGGTGGAGAGGTTGGCCCGTCATTACCGGACGCTAGAGCACCAATATTTCCTGGTCTTATGATTCAAAAAGATGCCATTGAAAGGGAAGGAGCTTTAGGAGGAACAGGTGGAGATACAACTATAGCAGATCAGGTTTTACAAGCTAATACAGAATCATTTGTTGATTCACAAGATTTAAATAATTTAGTTTTAGAAGAGAGAAATATCGAAAGCAGGATTAATCAATTAGAAAAATTAATTCAACAAAAGAGAAGTGCTGGTTTAGATACCTCTGCTGAAGATGCAGAACTATCTGCTCTAAAAACTAAATTAGGAGAAACATCAAAACAAAAAATTGAAAAGCAAAATGAGATTAAAACAAAAGAAGATAATAAGAAAATAATAACCACTGAAGTAGATACAAAAGTGGATGATACGCAAACTAAAGATACTGATGAAGTTGAGGGTGATATTGAAAAAGAACAAAGTGAAATAGAAAGACTAAAAACCCTAGCGTTGGAAAGATCTGCTTTATATAAAGATATGCTTGGTGATCCTCAAGAAATGGTGAAGCAACAAGGATTATTACAATTAGCACAATTTGGTTTAAATCTAGCAGCTGCTAGAGGCGGAAACTTAGCTGAGAAAATTGCAAAGTCAGCTAAAGATCCACTAACAGCTTTTGCTCAACTAGCTAGCGATGCAAGTAAAGATGCTAGAGCTATTGACTTAGCAGCAATCAAATCTGCTGAAGATCAACTTCAAACAGAAATCGAAATAGCAGGTAAGACAGATGAGTTGGAAAAAGTTCTTTTATACACAAAAGCAAAAGAATCTAATCCAGGTAATCCATTAGGAGCGGCCACAACAACAAGTATTATACCTAAAAGTGAAATAACAGAGATTGATGTCTATAAAGATGAAATAGGGATTAATAAAAAACTATTTAATGAAGGCGGAGGGTCTAATCAAGTGTTTCAAGGCGAGGATGGTAAGCTATATAGAGTAAAACCTAGCGCTTTAGAAGGCAAAGGCAAATATTTATATTTTAAATATCCAAAAAATCCTAACAAATCAGATTTTATTGAAATTGAAGGCGTAGAAGTTTTAGAAAGGTAAGATCATGCCTCTAGGATCAACTTTAGACATGGATCTTCTTGATGAAGATAAAAATTTAAGAGAACTTGATGACGACGAACACGGTGCTTTTGTTAGCGCATTAGCAGGTATAGGTTCAGGTTTATTTAAAATACCAGAACAGTTTGTGTCTTTAGGCGCAGAACTTATAGATTTAGGTTTAGACACAGATACAGCAGCAGCTGTCGAGTCTTTCTTTGATAAAATTAATCCTTTCGATGAAATAGCAGAATCAACAACAGCGGGTAAACTAACAGAAACTTTCGTAAGTCTAGGTATACCTACAACTGCGGGTTATTCTATAGCCTCTAGATTAGCTGGTAAAGCACTCAAAGCAAAAAGATTAAATAAGTATGTAGATTTAAAAAGATTTGGTAATGCAAAAACTTTAAAAGAAAAAAAAGAAGCTCTTAGATTAGAAAAATTAGTTGACCCTGTCACTGGTAAAAGACGAAGAGTCAATGATGCATTACTGGAAGAAGTAGAAAGACTTAGCCCCCCTGACTTAAGAAAAAGAGTTTTTAAAGATAAAGCCTATGTTTTTGGAGCAGGTCTTGGCGGTGGTGGTTTAGCCGACTTTGTGTTCTCCGATCCAGATATTGGAACCTTAGGTGATGAGTTTGGAGGCATCACTAGAAGAGACACACAAGAAACTTTTGGTAGAGATGAAGCAGTCAGAGAACTTACCAACAGATTAAAGTTTGCAGGGGAAGGAGCTATTCTTACCTCTGTTATTGGTGGTGTGGGTAAAGGTATTGCAAAAGGTGCAGGTGCCGTAAAATATAAAATGCAATACGATAAACTAGATAATAGTATTAAAAAAATCATAGCTGACTTTGCCCCTCAAGGTGTTAAGCCAAGAGAAATATTTGAATTATTAGAAACAAGAAAAAACGAACTTGGTAAGTTCCAGGTAGAAGGTCAAGCCTTTGGTCGTCAATTAGAGATCACCGTTGATAATATTTTAAAACAGACAGGTAAGACAGGTGAGGAACTTAAAGCAATCAAGCAAGAATTTGGAGAGTCCATTAATAGTTTTTTAACATCAGGTAATAGAACTGGTTTGGATAATTATTTACTTAAACTTGGTGTAGATAATCCTGAGCTAACAAAAAAATTATTTACAGGAATTGACAATGCTCGATCGACCATTGACAACTACTCAAATGCAATTTTAAAAATAATACCAGATAATGAACAATTTAAATTTTTGAGAAAAGCTATTAAAGATAATTTAGGAGAATACACCACGACTCGATATGCTTTAATAGAACGACATGGTGCCTTAGGTAAGGCTTTTGCTAAATTCACGCCAACAGACGAGGCATATAAAAAAGCCTATGAATATGTGTTAGGAAAAATACAATTAGGAGCAAAAAGTTTAAAAAGTGGTGTAGATGGCAGTGATCCAAAATTTAAAGGAATAATCCCAGAAAAAGGTGTTTCGCCAGAGGATCAAGCAAAACAAATTTTAAATAAACTTCTTCAAGAAGATATAGCCCAAGGAACAACTAACTTACCGGGAGCCGATGCATTAAAATCTTTGGGCCTAACTATTGATGATGGAATTTTAAAAGAGAAAAAATTACCTCAAGAATTAAAAGAGTTTTTTGGAGAGATTAAAAATCCTTTTTATAACATATCTTCAACCATCGCAAAACAAGGTGCTTTGATTACAGAAATTGAAATGTTAGGACAGCTTGGAAAATTAGCAAAAGGTAAAATATTTTTTGACACAGCAGATGAAGCTGCAAGAGCATTAAACGCTAGATCAGGAGATATCGTACCTGTGGGTAGACTATCAAAAACTATAAACATAGATCAAGATATTTCAGGACTATACACCACTAAAGAAATAGCAGATGCTTTTACTAACCAGGCAAAAGGAGCGGAGGCAGGAGCGTTATCTAAATTATATAGCTTTTTTGTGTTGGCCCCCAAGGCAGCATCACAACAAGCTAAAACGATTTTTTCTCCTTTCACTCATGTTAGAAACTTATTAAGTGCAAGTGCCTTTACATTACTAAATGGTAATGTCTCTTTTACCAATCCCAGTAGAACAGTCGATGCTTTTAAAAAGTCATTTGGGGCTTTTAAGAAAGGCAGAGATAGTCAAGAAGCCTTTGATTTATATCTAGACTACACAAGAAGAGGAATTACGGGGACAAACCCTGTGCTTGGTGAGATCATGGATCTAGGAGCTAGACTTCAACCTGCAAATAACTTTGGAGCAGATACGGTATTGAACAATACATTTGATGTTGTCGCTGATGGCTTTAGAAGAATAAGAGGTAAGATTACTGATACTTATATGGCTGAAGATGATTTTTGGAAAATCTATAACTACACTTTTGAACAAGGTAATTACAATAATTTTATGAGTAAGTTTATAATGAGAAATCCTGAGCTAAGAGAAATGGGCGAGGCAAGGGGTAAAGAAACTGTTTCTAAATTAATAAAAGCATTTAAAGATATTGAAGATGTTCCTAGAACTGTTGTTGATGCTCAAGGAAGAACTGTCATAAACCCTGCCTTTGAAACTCTCAAAAAGAATAGATTGAATATTGTCAAAGCAGAGACAGGAATTAAAAATCCAGAAGCTGTAATTGAACAACTAAGAAAGAAAGTAGGTAGATTAGTGGGTAGAAGAGACATTACTTTTAGCGATCCTATTTTCTATCAACCAAAAAATACTCTTAAAAGACTAGAAGGAGAGAGCGATGCTTCTTTTGCTGGTAGATTAGGGGATGATGCACTTGTAGAGGAAGATGCAGTGGAGGCTTTAGTTAAAAATTTATCAGCCGATGTCACTAAAAATAACATTCCAAACTATGCTTATGTTGGAGACAATATCAAAGCATTAAGAAAACTACCTCTAGGTACGTTTGTTGCTTTCCCTGCTGAGATTATTAGAACAGGATTCAATACAATACAAAGAGCTGCTAGAGAAATGGCAGTGGCCGAAACTAGAGATATCGGTATTAGAAGAGCCACAGGAGTTTTAGGAACAGGCGCTGCTTTACCTGTTGGCGCTGTAGAACTAGGAAAACAATTATCTCAATTTACAGATGAAGAAATGGCTGCTCTTAGACGTTTCGTTCCATCTTGGTCAGAGAACTCTTTGCTCGTGCCTACAGGCAGAGATGAAAAAACAGGTAACGTGCAATACTTAGATCTGTCTTACATTTATCCTTACGATTCTTTACTACGTCCTATGAGAACCGTAATGAATCAATTAGTTGAAGGGGAAACCACCGACTCAGCAATAACTGCAAGACTAACAGAAGGTGGTGTCAAAGCTATGGCTGAGTTAGCTAAACCATTTTTATCAGAAGCTATATTCGTAGAGGCTATCACCGATATATTTATTAGAAATGGAAGAACAAGACGAGGATCACAAGTATTTAGAGAAGGAGACCCTCTAGGTGAAAAATTATTCAAAGGCACTCTTCACGTCATAGACACTTTTAGTCCTGGTTCTGTCGATCAAGCTCTTCGTATCGGTGGTGCACCTTTCAATGTCGCTGACAAATACGGTAGAACTTATGATTTAGCAGACGAGGCCATGGGTATATTTGGATTTAGAAATATTGAGGTAGATCCTGCTGAATCTTTTAAATTTATGGTGGGAGATTTTAACAAGCGAGTGTCCTCAGCTAGAGCTACATTTTTAGGAGATGTTTTGAAGGGGGGAGCAGTTACTCCTGAACAAATTTTAAAAGAATATTTAGGTGCAGAGGAAAGCAGATTCAACGCTTATCAAGATATGTTTAAAAATTACAAAGCGGCAGAAACATTAGGAATTAAACCTATAGATCTGAACAGACAATTAGACAGACTACCAAAGAAAACTAGAGGAGCTATCTTAAGTGGCACCTATCAACCGTATAAGCCAAGTAAAGAAGTTAGAAAACTATTTTATGAAAACTCTCTTAGACTTGCTCAAAGAACAGGCACCGCTCCGATAGATCCACTACAA